TCGAAAGAAACGCCGTACACTTTGACGATTCTTGATGTTTACGAACGAATAAAGAACGGTTATTCAGATCTTAATAAAAAGATTGAACGACTTCGGGCAATGGATGAAAATACCGAAGAACATCGAAGCTTGAAAAATTCACTTTTGGCGATTATGTTCAACGGAACATTCAACGAACGAAATGACAACGGTCTTGTCGAACATTCCGGACTTTGTGTTTTGGACTTTGACGATTATCCGGATGCCGTCACAATGGATGCCGAACGGCAAAGATTGGAAAATTGTCCGTTTGTTTATTTGGTATTCACTTCGCCAGGTGGAAAAGGATTGAAGGTCGTTATTAAGATACCAAAATCAACAAAGGACGAACACAAAAGAAGATTCCAAGCGTTCGAAAAATACATTCAAAGCGATTACTTTGACAAGACATCTTGTAATGTTTCAAGGGTTTGTTTTGAATCATTTGATCCTGAAGCTTACATCAACGAATTTTGTCAAGAATTCACCGACATTGAACAAGAAAAAGGATTCGATTTCACGGAAAAAGCGCCGACTTGCATCTTAACCGACGAAGACAAAATCATTGACCGAATAATGAAATTTGATTTCGGTTGTTCATTTATCGAAGGATCAAGAAACGCTTATATTTTTAAGGTGGCCGCTTGTTTTTGCGAATACAATATTTCAAAAGATACGGCGGAATATTATTTGAAGGCGAATTTCATTTCAAAATCATTCACTTTGTCCGAATTAATCTTGACCATTAAAAGCGCGTACAAAAAAGCTTCGCCAGGAATCAAATATTTCGAGAATGTTGATTTAGTGCAAAAGGTTAAACTAAAATTAAAGCAAGGCGTAAATTTGCGCGACATTAAAAAGCAATTAAACGTTGACGAAGATGTAATTGACGACATTAAAACGGATCTATCAACGTCCGAAGACATCTTTTGGATAATTGAACAAAAGAAGACCGGCGAAACCATTACAATCGAACCGTTGAAATATGCTGAATTTTTGGTCAAGAATGGATTCAACAAGTATTATCCGGAAAATGCAGAAAAACCAACATTTGTTAGAGTTCAAGAAAACAAGGTTCGCTTGTCATCGGCCGATCAAATAAAAGACTTCGTTCTTCAATTCTTGATGTCACGCGGTGAAATCAAAGTTTGGAACTATTGTTCGAAATCAACTTATTTGTTCAATGAGAATCATTTGAACATGATTGATTCGATTGGATTGAAGATGCTGCAAGACACGAAAGATGTTTCTTTGATTCCGTTTCGAAATGGCGTCGCAAAAGTGACAAAAAATTCCGTCGTTCTTCAATCTTATATAGACGTCGAAGGATATATTTGGGAAAATCAAATTTTAGACCGTGACTTTATTCCAGTAGATGAATACAACAATGACTTTCAAGATTTGATTTCTAAGGTATCGGCCGAAAATCCGGAACGAATAACTGCGCTTGAATCAACGCTTGGATATTTATTGCACACGTTCAAGGACAAGACCGATCAAAAGGCAATCATTTTTAATGACCAAGAAATTGACGACAATGCGAACGGCGGTTCGGGAAAATCTTTGATGTTGACGGCCTTGTCTTATATCCGTAAAATTGTAAAGATTGACGGCAAAGCTTTCAATTCGAAAGGTGACTTCGTTTATCAACGCGTCAATTTAGACACTCAAGTTTTGGCATTCGATGACGTTAAAAAGAACTTTGATTTCGAACAATTGTTTTCTTTGATTTCGGAAGGAATCACAGTCAACCGAAAAAACAAAGATGAAATCTTCATTCCATTTGAGCGAAGTCCGAAAATTATAATCACGACGAATTATGTCATTGCCGGCGCTGGTTCAAGTCACGATCGGCGACGGCATGAATTAGAATTCTTTCAATACTTTAACGCGAAGAAATCACCGCTTGAATTATACGGTCGTTTGTTGTTTGATTCATGGTCGGTTGATGACTGGATGAAGTTTGACAACTACATGATCCGGAATCTTCAAAAGTTTTTGAAGTATGGATTAAAACAATCAATATCAATCAACGCCGATTCGAAGCGATTTATCCAGGCGACATCGAAAGATTTCTTTGACTTTGTAAACGACGGTCACATTGAATCTAATGTTCGCCATTACAACAACGCGTCAATCCAATTGTTCCAACAAGAAACGAACGGATGGAAAGACCTTGAATCGCGAAGATATTTGAAATGGATTTCGGAATATGCGAAATATAAGAATTTAGATTTAAGAAAAGAACGCGATCACGGCGGACGGTTCTTTGAATTAATTGATGAAGATTCGGTCACAAATCAAGGCGATATTTGGGACGAAATTAATAAACAAGTAAAACAATAAAAATGATTAAAATAGAAATTACACCAGGACAAATCGAACGAGCAAAAAATTTGTATTCGTTTAACAAATTAAAAAATTCAATCAAGGACGGCGAAGGAAATTTGATTGGCGCGATTGGCGAAATTGTCGCCTTTGATTATTACGAAGGACAAGGAAAGAATGTTATTCATTCAGGCGATATAAACTTTGACTTGTTAATTGACGGATCAAAGATTGAAGTCAAAACAATGGAACATAATGCACCGCCAAGACCCGAATATGAATGCAATCTTTCGTTATTTAATGCCGAACAAAAATGCGACTATTATTTATTTGTGGATGTAAATTCAAGTCATTCAACTTCGTATATCAAAGGTTATGTTTCAAAGGAACGATTAAAAAAGATTCGTCAATTAAGATTAAAAGGCGAAAAGCATGGAAGCTTCGAATATAGATGTGACACTTTTATTGTCTTAAATGGTCAATTATCATGAACAAAGAATCTAAAACAAGATTGAAAGCGATTGAATTCAAATATCTTTCGTATAAATATCCGTCCGCACCTGGTCACATCATTCCATTAACCGCGTACACCGACAAGACCGCAAACGGATTGACCAAATGTATTTGTGACTTTCTTAATTTCGACGGATTCCAAGCGGAACGAATCAACACAATGGGTGTCTTTCGAAGGTCACGAAGAACCGACGGCACGATGACCGAAGGACAATGGACGAAAGGAACTGGAACACCGGGTTCGGCCGATATTTCGGCAACGATTTACGGACGTTCGGTAAAGATTGAAGTCAAGATCGGAAAGGATCGCCAGTCCGAAGCGCAAAAGAATTATCAAGCAATGATTGAACGATCCGGCGGAACGTATTTCATTGCAAAAGATTTCGATTCATTCCTTGAATGGTTTGACAAATTTTGTCTTGACAAGAAATGACATATTTCGCCAAAACTGAAAATAAAGAATACATTTGGCGAAATACAACACTAAAATATAATTAACTTACAACCTTAAAACTAAAATATGAAAGCAACAATCGAGTATAATTTACCGGACGATCAATTTGAATTTGACAACGCCGTCAAGTCAATGAAAATGTGGCATGCTTTGACCGAAATCAAAGATGAACTTCGATCGATTTGGAAATATGAAGACTTGAAAGAAAACCAATTTGAAATGGTCGAAAGGATTCGTGAAAAGTTCTTTGAAATTTTACAAGAAAATGAAATAAATCTTGATTAATTGTTATTAATACAAAATTTTTAATTATATTTGTTAAAATAAACTAAATTTAAACTATGGATGCAAAACAAACGGCGGTGAAAACACCGGCCAAACCAATCAAACCGATTGGAATTTATGCGCGATTACATTCCGCAAAACAATTAATTGGAAAGGTTGCAAAGAACGCAACGAATCCACATTTTAAAAAGAATTATGCCGACATCAACGCGCTATTGGAAACGGTTGAACCGGTTCTTTGGGACAACGGTCTTGTTCTTTTACAACCAATCAAAGACGATGTTGTAATGACACAAATCGTTGACATCGAAACCGGTGAAATGGTTGAATCTTGGATGCGCTTGCCAATGATAACCGATCCGCAAAAGATACTTTCGGCGGTCACTTACTTTCGTCGCGGAACGCTTCAATCATTGCTATCTTTGCAAGCGGTTGACGACGACGGACAAACGGCAGCAGCAGCGCCAAAAGGAAAGCCGGCAATCACAAACGACCGATTCGAAAAGGCATTGCAAGCAATTTCAGATAATCAATACACCGTTGAACAATTGCAAGCAACTTATTCGTTGACGGATTTACAATTAAAAGCTATTCAATTATGAAATGGCATCCTTCGTCATTGGGAAAACTTATGACAACGCCGAAATCAAAAGGCGAAAATTTGAGTCAAGGCGCTAAGACGTATATTCGCCAGGTGGCGAAACAAGATTTCTTCGGTTACCGGGTTGAACTTGACAACAAGTATATCAACAAAGGAAAGGATCAAGAAAAAGATTCAATCGATTTGTTGAATTCAGTTCGGTTCACTAACTACCATAAAAACGTTATAAGACTCGAAGACGAATATTTAACCGGCGAATGTGATATATTAGCCGATGACCGTGTAATCGATATCAAAACATCTTGGAATCTTGAAACGTGGCCGGCAACGCCAGGCGAAGCGCATGACAACGAATATGAATGGCAAGGTCGCGCATATTTAATGTTATATGAACGCGAGATCTTCGAACTTATTTTTTGTATGGTCACAACAAAGGACGAGTTCTTGAACCAGTGGGAACAAATCGACTTGCATCGAGTTGATCACATCGCACCTGAAAAGCGAATCACTTCGGTAATTTACGAACGCGACCTTGAAAAAGAAGAATTAATTCGTGAAAAATTAATCTTTGCAAATGAATACTACGCACAATATATTAATCAATTAAATTTAAAATCATGAACATTATTTTAACAATTTTAATGATTCCGGCAATGGTTGTCGGATGGCTCGCGCTCGGCTTTGGGTTGCATGAATACTTTACTAAAAGAAAACGATGAATTACACTATTGAAGGAAAGGTTGTCACAGTTGGTGACAAAGTACAAATCACGGATAAATTTGCAAAGCGAGAAATCGTAATCGAAAGCGGTGACAAATATCCGGAACAAATCATGCTTGAATTTACGCAAGACAAATGTGACTTGCTTGATTCGGCATCCATTGGCGACACCGCGTTAATTGGATTCAATATTCGTGGACGTGAATGGAATGGAAAGTATTTCACACGACTTGAAGGATGGAACATTAAGATTGATCAATCAACTAAAACCGAAACGCCGAATGAAGTCGATGACGATCTACCTTTCTAATGATGAAACCTTAATTGATTTCATGCTGAAGATGACAAAGGACAAAATCACAAAGCGTTACAACCTTTCTAATTTATC